ATGACCGCCAAACGCCGGTATGCCGCCAAACATGGTGACTGCTGGGCCTTCGTCGCCCTCGCAGTTCATGCAGCCGTAGTGACCAAGCTCTTCGGGGAAGACGTGTCCGCATCCGCACTGGAGCGCAGGGCCGAAAGGAGCTGTTCCGGTAACGTCTTGCCCCTCGCCTCGGCGCGGCGCAGTATCCCGGCGCACGCCTTCTCGCTCAAAAAGTACCTCGGTGGGATCGAATCCGTCTCGAGCACTTGCGACAACGAACACACGGCGGCGTCGTTGGGCCAGGCCGAAATATTGGGCGTCCAGGATCCGCCACGCGATTGTTCTTTTGGGTCCATACACACAACCAGCGTCCGGCCATTTTTTCCCTGAAGGCTGCAGTTCGCAGTCTTCCCCAGCAAGCGCGCCAAGAAAGTATCCGAAGGCGTTGCCTTTGTCGCTGAGGACACCGGGGACGTTTTCCCAGACGATGATGCAGGGCGGCTTTCGCTGACCTGCTCGAACATAGTCAACTGCATCTGCGAGCTCCACGTATTTGATGGTGAGGGCGCCGCGAGGGTCGGTCAGGCCTTCGCGCATCCCGGCCACGCTGAAGGCCTGGCACGGAGTGCCGCCGACAAGTATGTCCGGCGCGGCGATCTTGCCGGCCAGCACCTGGGCGCCGAGTTTGGTCATGTCGCCGAGGTTTGGCGTGTTCGGGTAATGGTGGGCGAGCACTGCGCTGGGGAAGGGGTCTATCTCGGCGAACCAGGCGGCGCGCATGCCGAGCGGCTTCCATGCAAGCGTTGCCGCCTCGATGCCGCTGCACACGCTTCCGTAAGTAATGTGCAAGGGGCTACTCGCGGGAGTAGTTCCGGGATCTGCTACGGAGTTAATGCAGGAAACACGGGGCATGACTTCGTCCTTGCCGCTATAGCGGCTGACTTTGAAGGGGGAGGGTGTAGCGATCCTTGACATGTGATCGCAGGAAAATAGTTGTACAGATAACTAGTATTTGTATAAGAACATGCCAAACTTCAGGTAGGAGAATCGCGCTTCAAAAACCAGCCTGCTACGCCGTATCCGCGCTTTCGAGAATTACCATGACTTTGGATGACGACTTCAGATTTCAATCGCACGCTCTTCTCGTAGAGCTCGACGCTGCAACCACACAATTGATGATGCTGGTAGTAGCCGGTGAACTCTCAGGAAGCGTCTGGGATGAAGCGTTCTCCCGGCAAAGCGCCGCTTACACCGCATGGTTGAAAGCGGCAACCGGAGTGACCGTTGACCCTATGCCGGTGCTTGATGGGCGTCCACTTGATCGCGAGAACCCGACGGTAGAGTGAGGGGTGGCTTTTTGCCTCGATAGGCGAAGCGGCCTATTTCGTCGAAAATCACCTTCTTGCCAACGGGTGCCTATAGGAAGAGGACATGTCCCACAGCCTGGATAGGCCGATCGCCCACGAATATCGAGGGCATGAAGTGATCATTAAATTCGACTGGGACAAGCCGAACGACGAAGTGCCCGTCGGTGTTCATGTCATCGAAGCCAGCGAAGTGCCCGGCTTTGCTAACACTGTCGCCGATCTTTCTGGCCCGTGGGAGGACTATCAAAGCGCGCTGGCCGAGGCGCTGGCCACCGCTGAGCGATGGGTCGACAGTCAGTTGCCGTGATTCAAGCTGCTCGCTGCTCCAGCGGTTGGCGCAGCGCAGCCTGCACTGCTTCAACCACTCTGCGCAGGTAGGCGAATTCGTGATTCTCCTCGACAGCCTTGTCGCTGACCGGGTAGTGCCACTCATCGCCGAACAGTTCAGTCAGCAGCCTGTCGTGATGCCAGCACTCGTTCGGCGACTCGACGCTTCGCAGAACCTCGATGTCGTGCCAGAGTTCACGCGCCTCCTCCTTGCTCAGCTCGTCCAGTTCCCAGTCGTGTCGGCCGGTCTGCTGCCGGCGGCGCTGGACGATGCACTTTTTCGCGAAGGCGTGAAGGGCATTTCCGCTGAACCGCGTGCTACTGATACCGCGATCGAGGCAGTTCAGGACGTAGTGCCAATCACAGTCGGCGACAAACTCCGCAACCGTTCGCGGGCCCATGCCACCCCAGTAAGCGTTCCAGCTGTTGTCCCAGCAATTGACCGTGATCTTGCCCTGGGCTGTCTGATAGCTCGGGTCGGATTCAGTAGGGCAGTCGCGCCGCCCGAAGTCCTCGAGGAATACGGTAATCGGGTCAAGCCGCGGTGCACCGGTGATCACCAGCTTGGTCACAGTCGAGCGCTCGACCTTCAGCGGCTCGGACAGTTTGTTTTCTGTGGGCATGGGGCGTCCTATGCCGGGGCATGCCCGGGCGGTGGAGGGTTTGGGGAGGACTCAAAACGAACTATTGGGCCAAGAGCAAACGCCTAATGTTCCTGCTTCAGCTATGATCGGTAACTAAATGACTTTGGTGGGCATGGATGAAAAATTTTTTGTTTTGGGTGGGTGTAGTGATTGCCGTTTTCGCGCCCGTGCCGCTTGCGGTCTTTCTCGACTCAGCGAAGTTCGGAGTTCTTTGTTTTGTATCTGGGACCCTTTCGGTGCTTTTCTCCAGGATTGATATGCTGGAGGAGCTGTCTGTAGGTCCCTTAAAGGCGAAGCTCCGAGAGGCAATCAGCGAGGCACATGCGACGGTTGAGCAGCTTCGGACGTTAGGGGCTGAACTATCGAACATGACTTTGTCACTGCTCATCGCAACCGAGTTCATGGGCGGTATGGATGTCAAAGCCAAGTTCGAGCTCCATAGGAAAATTATTGAATGCTTGACCGCATTAGGAGCAAGCAAGGAACAAATACATGGCGCTCAAGGTAACTGGGTCAAAGGTGTGTCGATAATGTATTACCGGCTGATACGCCAGGGTGTCGAAGGGCGAACGTCCTTTTCCCAAATAAATTTGGATGCTGGTGATGATGAATTGGCGGCTTCGAAAGAAATTCATGACAAGGCGAATATTGATGCTTGGGAAGTGCCTAGCCCAACAGAAATGCGGGAGATATTGATTAAACACTCAATATCAAAAGCGGAAGTCACCGCTTGGATCGACGATTTCGAATCCTTCTTGAGCACTCTGTCTATACCCCGAATCGATTTATTCCTAAGTTCGCAACGGTGAAAGAGGATGTAGTGTGCTCAGTGATGGAAAGTGGCTTAATTTGCGGCATACGAATCGCGAAAGACGTCCATTTGCGCTGCGCCGTCGAGCCAAGCCGTGTCAATCCGGCGTCGGGCCATTGCGGCGTATTCGGGGTTCAGCTCGCAGATGATCGAACGGCGACCTTCCTGCATCGACACTAGCGAAGTGGTGCCGGCGCCGCCGAACGGGTCTAGCACCACACCGCCGCGCGGGGCGCCGGCGAGAACACAAGGGCGGATCAAATCGGGCGGGAATGTGGCGAAGTGGGCGCCCTTGAAGCTGTGTGTGGCCACAGTCCAAACGCTGCGCTTGTTTCGCTCCGTCGGCATGATCGCGAGTGCCGAATTCATCGAGTCGTTATCCTTGACCCTTCCGCGCTGGCGCTCATCGGCATCGCTTCCATGGCCCCAGCCAACGCCATTGGTCTTCCGCGCGGTCGCCTTCATGTTGCCGTTGCTCTTGGCGCCGCCGTTCGCCCGCTCGCTGCCGATCTGTGCCTGTACATCCTGCGACAGCCTGGCGTGAGTGTTTGGCGAACACGGCTCAAGGATCGCCGCTTGGTCGAAGTAGTACTTCTTCGACTTGCTGAGCAAGAAGACATATTCGTGCGATTTGGTGCAGCGGTCTTGGACGCTCTCCGGCATCGGGTTTGGCTTGTTCCAGATGATGTCCTGTCGCAGATACCAGCCGTCATCCTGCAGCGCGAAGGCGAGGCGCCAGGGCATGCCCATCAGATCCTTCCCTTTGTAACCTTCCGTCAGGCGGCCCGTGCCGGCGGCGAGCTTCGGATGATTGCTGATGCTATTCCGGCTAATCGCGGCGGGCGTTTCGCGTTTGCCTTGCGCCCCCCAGCTGCCGGCGTAGCTGTCGCCCATGTTCACCCAGGCCGTGCCGTCGTCGCGGAGTACTCGGCGCACTTCCCGAAACACTTCGACCAGACGGGCGATAAACTCGCCCGGGGTTTCCTCCAAACCGATCTGCCCGTCTACGCCGTAATCGCGCAAGCCGAAGTAGGGCGGGCTGGTAACGCAGGTGTGAACCGATTTGTCTGGCAGTGTCCGCATCATTTCAATGCAGTCGCCGACCAGAATCTGGTGAGTAGGTGGCATAGGGGATCCTCGCCGGCTGGCGTGATTCGTAGAAGTGGGATATTTGTGTTCGGCCCGGCATGGAGCCGGAAAGGAGCGATATGTGTTTGAGTTGAGTAAGCTTTTTCCAATAACAGTTGTCGTTGCAATTTCTCTATTTGTTTTTAAAGAGATTGTTGAGTTTTTTAAGAAAAGGTCGGAGAAGAAACGCAAAATATCCGCATACAAAATCCTCATTGCGGAGGAGATGTCTAAGAATGCGTGGACAATTTTTATCTTGCGAAACGTTGTTGATCGACTTGGCGATCCAGCCCTTGCGGTGGAAGTTCTGAAGGCGGCGGACGGGTCCACTCACGTTAAGATGTCTAATGAAAACGAGTGCACCACAAGTGCAATCCTTCCTTTTCACTCATCCATATTCGATAAGCACATTGTTGATCTGGCGGTTGTGGATAAGATATTTTTTCTGCGCGTAAAGGAAACATATCAGAAAATCGCTGAAACTAGAGCTGCCATTAATACAATTTTAGAAATCTGCATAAATCCTGTTTTAAACGCTGCGAGAAATGTGGTGGTAAAAGATTTGGTTGGATTAATAAATTCCGCCGAATTTCATATAAAGGAAACATTCACGCTTTGTACTGGGCGCCAACTGGACTCTCATAAACCAATTTCATTCATATGACCGGCAGGCTGCAAGGAGCTAAAGCCGGTTGGGCCGAAGGATCTCGTCTTCCTGCTCAGGCGGATCGTCAGCGAGCGACTTCATTCCGGCGGCCTGAATAATGCTCGACACCTTTTCAGTAACAGCAAAAGGTGTCGTGACACACTTAAGCATCTTGGCCTGGGTTTCGAAGTCAGCCGCGATCAGGTTCCGCAGCAGGTTCTGATACACCTCCTGCTGGTTGTTGAAGCCGTGGGCGACCATGACCCGCTTGAGGTCTGGCTTGAACACCCCGGCCACCTCAACCGTAAACTTCTCGACGCCCAATGCAGCGTCCTTTGCTGCAGCCTTCTCGCGCTTCTTGCGCTGCTTGATGGCTTCCGCTGTCAGCTGGGGTTCTTCCACCGTCAGTTCCTGTTCTTCGGCCATGGCCTACCTCTTCAATTCCGCTGGCCGGCAAGTCCAGCTAGGTCTGTCGGAGGCGCGTGGCCGCCCGGTTGATGGTTTGTCTCACGCTGCAACCTTCACCTGATGCCAGGCGCCGGCGGCGTAGAACAGCTTTGCGGCTTGGGCTTCATCCATCGAAACCTCGTCCGGAATGGCGATCCAGCCCGAGGCGGCCAGATGGTTCGGGTTCGCGCTGTTGCGCAGCTCAAGGTAGTAATGCTCGATGGCATCGGTCAGGCTCTCGACCTTGTAGATACCCTCGGGCGAGATCTCGACCGACTTGATGTATTCAGCGCCGCGCTCGTCCCGACACATGGCGCCGATGTAGATCGTCCAGCGGTAGGAGAAGTCGAAAATCGCGTTGGCGATCGCCAGACTGCGGATTTGCCGGCAACTCTTCCAGTTCGCCATGATCTGGCTGCCACTGGGGTCGATGTTGACCACCGCAACGTGGTTAGTGCGCAGCAGCGCCCGGCACCTGCGTTCGGCCCGGGCGAAACCGTTGTTGGGTTTTCGTTTCGACTTCATAGCGAGTCCGCCATTTTGCGCAGCGCCTTGCGATCAGCGGCCGATATCGGCTTTGGGCGCCGCTTGAGGACCGTTTCAGGGTCTATGCGAGTCGAGCGGGGCGGTGGGAGCGGATTGCGCGGTGGGTTTTTCAGTTGTTCGATCCGCCCGCCGGTGGCCAGGTACTGGGTGACCTGGTCATTGATGGATTCCGCGTGCTGCCGCTGCTGCTCGATCAGGTTGAGGTGGTTGCTGATCATGCTGGCCTCACTTGATCCGGATCGAGCTTTCGCCGCGCTCAAGGTGAGCCCAGACCGGCTCCGGTAGCAGTTCATGTTCCGCGTCTTCGCCGGCTTCGATGCGCTTGCGCACCGCGTCGTTGTGATCACGGATTTCCTTGAGCTTCGCAGCAATCGACTTTTTGTCAGGGGCGAACACAGTCTTCGTTTCGATGAAGTCATCAGGAATCTCGTCTTCCTTGTCGACGATCACCTTTTCAGGCGCCAGCGCCAGCGTGATTGTGAACAGCGGTCGCTTGATTGACTTGATCGCCGCGGCTTCCATGTTCCGGCGCAGGTAATCACTGATCTGGGAAACGCTGTTTTTCTTCACGCGTTTCAGTTCGTTGAGGCGCTCAACCTCTTTGTCGATGGCGTCGATATCGCTCTCGATGTTCCGACGCAGCATGACAATGTTGTCGGCCTTCACTTCGAACTCGCCTTGAATCTCGTCCATGGCGTGCTGCAGGGCCTCTTTCAGGCCCTCATCATCGGTGTCGGCCATTCCCTGAAGTTCGGCGAGCTTGCCGGTCAGTGCGTAAAGTTGAGTCATGCTGCGTTCTCCCGCTCAGTGGCTTCGGTGATGCGCTTCCACTCCAGTGAAATGCGCTCGGCACCTCTGGTGTCCTTTCGAATAGTCAGCTTGCGGACGGCGACGTCGTGGATCTTCTTCAGTTCCTGGGCGGACCGGGCGCCAGCCATGGTGTCGATGACCGATTTGATGTAATCCAGCCGTTCCTGCTTCTGACGATCTTCTTCCGCTACCCGATCTTCTGCCTTGTTCAGTGCCACCTCATCCCGAACTGTTTCGACATATGCGGCGTCATCGAACAGTCCCATGTGGATGTCCGCGGCGAACCCGAGCGGCTGGAGGCATTTACCGATGGCATCTGTGAGCGACTTCTTTGCCGCCTCCCAGTCGGTGATGATCTTGCCTTGCTGCAAGAGAACGAACGGCGTGTGCCCATAATGCGTCACGGTACATTTCTGTCCGCCTTCGCCCTGGTACCAAAGCTCAATTCTCACGGTGTGGACTTTCGCGTTGATCAATGGCGCAGTCGGCCATTCCTTGGTCGGCGCTTGCAGCGGACCGCCTTCGTCGAATCGTTCTTCAAGGATGGTCCAGCCCCAACCTTCACCGCACGGGCCGAACACTTCGGTGGCTTTGCGCATCAGGTAGGTCGGCTTGATGGCTGTACCCTTGAAGCCGCCCATCCCTGTGAAATTCTTGGTGGCACTCGGATCGGTCGTGTTGACCTGATCCCAGATCCGCGTATTCGTGGACATGAGGAATCCTTGCCGCGCCTGGCGCAGCGATTGAATGCTTTGTTTATTGAGTGATGCGATCGGCGAGGGCGCTGAGCAGCATCAGGAAGGTGAAAACGCCAAGGGAAGAGAACGCGCCGCGCCAGATGATCAGGCGGCGCGCCCATTGGCGACTGGTCACGGCCGAACTCTCACGGCGATGCGCTTGCCCTTCATGGACGGCGCCAGGCGCTGCGGGAGACTGGCGACCAGGTCCTCGCGCTTGCGACCGATGACCTCGTTGAAGGGAAGGCCGAAGCCGAGCAGGGCGATCTTGTGTTCGATGTCCTCAAGCTGCTCGTCGATGAGCGATTTAACGGGTGCCGTACTCATGCGTCCTCCTTGCGCCGCTGACAGGTGTCACGCAGGCGTTTGCAGTAGTGGTTGAACTCGTCGGTGGTGATCGCGCCATCGGTGAAGAGGCGGGTGATCAGCGCCTGCACCAGCAGGCTGATGTCTTCTTCGCCGGCGGGCGCCGACACACCATCAAGGGCTTGGTCGATCAGGATGTGTGGGCTCAAAACCCACACTCCCGCTCAACGCGATCGTTTTCGCGTTTTGCGTCTCGGTAATCGTTGGCATGCACCGCGACCAATTCGCTCGCGAGTCTGCGAACAACCAGCGGATCG